AATGAATTTAATTTATACTATTAACTTTATTTATATTCAATGAATTTAATTTATATTATTAACTTTATTTATTCGAGATTAATTTTATTTACATCATGAATTTTATTTATTCGAGATTAATTTTATTTATATTATTAACTAAGCTTATTCCCAATAAAATCTATTTATATTATTAACTAAGCTTATTCCCAATAAAAATAATTCACATCATCAACTCTATTTATTCTCAATGAATTTTATTTATATTATTAATTCTATTAATCCGAGATTAATTTAATTCATGTTATCAACCCAATTTATTATTAATAAACTCAGCTAATAATAAATATTAATTATTAACTCGGGTTATATCGAATAAACTCAGCTAATAAGGGGTCCCCCCTCCCCCCTTCGCGCGCATACCGTCAACAAAAAAAGAACATCAAATTTTAAACTAAATAAGAATAATTCTCATCTACTCAAACTACCCGATCTAATCTGCACAGCTCACCTCACCTTACAGACTATAAAATATTTTTATAAACCTTGTTTACATTTCCAAAGATATAACCTAGGATAGTAGTTAACTGGGTTTATACTACTGTTACAATTAAAGGATCAAGAACAGATGTCAATAAGCAAGAAACAAGCATTCAAAGATCGTCTGAAGGCAGAATTTGGCAACTATCATCCTCTTCTGGCAATGGCACACATGGCCAATGATCCAGAAATTGAGGATCCTGATCTCAAGTTCAAGTGTCACAAGGCAGTGGCTGAGTATGTTGAGCCGAAGCTCAAGGCAGTAGAACATTCTGGTGATCTCTCAGTGGAGATGGCTCCGCTGGTTATCAACATGGCAGAGGCAGTTACTGCTGAAGAGATATAGTCCTGGAGATAAATCTCACCAAGCCTCAGTCCGTTATCTTTGGAGATGAGCACCGGTTTCGGGTAGTTATTTCAGGACGACGATTCGGGAAGTCCTTTCTGGCTGCTGTTGAGTTGCTGAGAGCGGCGAGAGAGAAACCTGGCAGCCTGTGCTACTACACGGCACCTACTCATGCGGCAGCTGAGTCAATTGAATGGTTCATTCTCAAGAAATTGGCTCCCTCGGGTTGGATTGAAAAGGTCAATGAGACCAAGCTAACCCTTTGGTTGAAAAATGGATCGCGGATCACGCTGAAGGGAGTTGAGAATGCGGATGCCCTTCGAGGGGTTTCAATCTCCTTCCTGGTTATGGATGAGTTCCCTTTCTGCAAGGAGCAGGTTTGGCAAGAGGTACTGAGACCTGCCTGCGCGGATCAGATGGCGAGGGTGCTGTTCATTGGCACGCCCCACGGGCATAACTGGGCAAAGGACCTGGCGGATATGGGAGCGAGTGATGCACCTGAATATGCTAACTGGAATTACTTCTCGTATACCACGGCGGAGGGAGGAAATGTTTCTGAGGAAGAGCTGGAGGCAGCTAGATTACAGATGGATGAGCGAGCCTTTGCGCAGGAGTATCTAGCTAGCTTCGAGACCTTGTCAAATCGAGTTTACTCAGCCTTTAGCAAGGCGCATAATGTTTCAGCTAATGTGATTGATAAACACCCAGAAGCAAGACTATTTGTAGGAGAGGACTTCAACGTATCACCCTCCTGCATGACTCTGGGAATAAAGGTCAAACGACCTCTGAATCCTGAGAAGGGAGACAACGTAACCCCGATTGATCAGACCCAAGTAGAGGAGCTGCATATATTCGACGAGATTATCATGGAGAACGCTACTACTGAGGAGATGGCGGAGGAGCTGAGAAATCGGTATCCGACCCGACCGATTACAATATATCCAGATCCATCTGGCAGAGCGCGGAAGACCTCGGCCCCTGTAGGACAAACTGACTTTACCATTCTCAGGCAATATGGCTTCCGAGTTATTGCCCCCAGCAGAGCGCCAAAGGTGGTAGACAGGGTGAATGAGGTTAATGCGATGTTATGTAATGTTGAGGGTTTACGGCGTCTGCATATTAATCCAAAATGTAAGGAACTGATTCGAGGTTTGGAAGGCATGACTTATAAGCAGGGGACCAGTATTCCTGATAAGTCGCTTGATATTGATCATGCCCCAGATGCATTAGGGTATTTGATACACGGGGAATACCCCCTGATTAAGAATACGTTGGACATTAAAAAGGTTATGGGAATATAGATTATGGGCGTAGAACTATTGCATCCTCAGTATGAGACCTATCAAGATAAGTGGCAGCGCTGTCGAGATTGCTTTGAGGGGGAAGACGAGGTAAAGGATCGAGGAACAACCTACCTTCCTCAGCTCTCAGGGCAAGATGACGACGATTATTCAGCCTATAAGAAGAGGGCTCTGTACTATTCAGTCATCTCAAGAACAATCCAGGGAATGGTAGGATCCTCTACTAGAATCCCCCCTGTAGTTAATGTGCCCGATAAGATGCGGCCTTGGTTACAGGATATTACCAATACAGGGATATCTCTAAACGGATTTATTCAGCAGATGATTGAGGAACACCTGCTAATGAGCCGTTATGCCATCCTAGTGGATCACGATGGAGATCGTCCTTATCTAACGGGGTATACTGCAGAATCGATTAGAAACTGGTCAAATTCCAGTGTAGTATTGGGAGAGACCGTGCAGCAGGTAGCCCCCGATGATGTATATGACATCGAGGAAATTACTCAATTAAGAGAGTTAATCGCTACTGAAGAGGGGTATCAGGTTAATCTATGGCAAGAAGATTATGGTTGGGAAATAGTAGAAAAGATTCAGCCTACCTTGAGAGGTACTGCTATTGAGGGTATTCCGTTGGTGGTACTTAGTAAAGAAGGAGTTGGACTCAATATCTCCAGCCCTAGCTCAATTAACCTGGTTAACATGTCCCTCAGTCATTATAGGACAAGTGCGGATCTTGAGCATGGACGACACTATACTGCTCTTCCTACCCCTTATGTTACTGGGATTGACGTTGATACTGAACTGAGAATTGGAGCAGGTACTGCCTGGGTACTCCCTGACGTTCAATCAAAAGCTGGATATTTGGAATTCAGCGGTCAAGGATTGAGAGCATTGGAGACTGCTCTTGATGACAAGCGACGCATGATGGCAACCCTCGGGGCTCAGATGCTTGAGCAAAGTCGAGAGGGAGTAGAGGCAGCTGAAACCGTTCGACTGAGGCAGAATGCGGAAACTTCCACTGTTATTCAATCACTTAATATTGTTGAGCAGGGAATTACTCAAGCCTTGAAGAAGATGGCAGAATGGCAGGGGATTGATTCAGAGGGAATCTCAGTAGAGATTAACAAGGACATCATCGATGCTAAGATGAGTAGTAAGGATTTAACTGCCTTAGTCGGAGCTTGGCAAAACGGAGTGATTTCTCAAGAAGCAGCTACCTGGAACATTAAGAAAGGAGAATTGCTCCCTCCTGATTCTACAGTAGAAGAAGAGATTGTAAGATTGAAGGAAAGGGCAACTGTATCCCCTGGGAAACCTAACGATGCGGATTAAATGATCGGAGATCAAAAATGTTAGAAGCAAAGGTAGATAGTTTGGATAATGTGCCAGAGGCACTTCAGGATCACTACGTTGAAAAAGATGGCTCTTATATTTTAGGAGTATCTGGAATGGTAGACAAGTCAAAGGTGGATGAATTTCGAGAGAATAATGTAAAGTTGATGAAAAAGATGGAGTCTTTGGAATCTTCTTATGGAAAGATAGACCTAGATGAATATGAAAAACTTAGATCTGTTGCTAGAAGACAAAAGGATAAGAAGTTAATTGACGCAGGCAAGGTAGAGGAGCTGGTAGAAGAACGTACCAAGCGAATGAAAGAAGAATACGAGGAACAGATCAAAGGTCTTTCTACTCAGAATGAAACATACAATCGTCAGCTAGAAGGATTGGTAATAGATAATGCGGTAAGGGAATTATCTGCTAAAGAAGGAGCCTTGGCTACAGCAGGAGAGGATATCCTGCTTAGAGCACGATCTGCCTTTAAGCTAGTTGATGGACAAGCTACTCCGCATGATACTAATGGTCATGTCATATATGGAGCAGATGGGGTTACTCCAATGGCAGTGAACGAATGGATGAAGGGGCTTACTCAATCCGCCCCTCATTTATTTGCTACTTCTACAGGATCAGGTTCTCAGCATGGGAATAGAAGTAATAGTGAAGGTCGGACTGTTACTCGAAATGAGTTTGATAATATGAGTCAACTGGCAAGAAGTGAATATGCAAAAAAAGGCGGAAAAGTAGTTGACAATTGAAAAAAATCAGTCTATGATCTATATCATAGGTGTAACAGATATTAGTGGCAGTGTCACTACCTTGGATTGTGGTACAGTCTGAACTTGGTAAGAGGGCAGCTTATTGTTCTCAGTAAATTAGTAACTTTTAAGGAAATTAAAAATGGCGAATACACTTACTAATCTGGCTGCCGACATTTACAAGGCAGCAGATACCGTGGGACGAGAGCTTGTAGGCTTTATCCCTTCTTCCACAATTAATGCGGACACGGCTCGTGTGGCGTTGAATGATACTGTTCGTTCACACTTCACTCGTACAGCTTCTGCAACTAGTATCTCCGAGTCAATGACTATTCCTCAGGGAACAGATCAGACCGTTGATACTAAGACAATGACTATCGATAATGCTCGCGCAGTTCAGATTCCTTGGACTGGTGAGGATATGAAACATGTTAATAATGGTTCAGGCTTCGAGACTATCTATGGAGATCAGATTGCACAGGCTATGCGTACTCTGACTAACGAGATTGAAGAGGATCTGTGGCAAGCAGCTTATCAGGGTGCTTCACGCGCTGTTGGTACTGCAGGCACTACCCCATTCGCTTCTAACTTTGATCTGATTGCAGATGCTCGTCAGGTTATCGCTGACAATGGCGGCGTAACCAACGACGGTCGTTTGAGTCTTGTACTTAATACTGCTGCAGGTACCAAGCTCCGTAATCTGGCACAACTCCAGAAGGCTAATGAGTCTGGCGGTTCTCAGCTTCTTCGTCAAGGCACATTGCTTGATCTTCAGGGCTGTATGCTTAAAGAGTCTGGCAAGATTGCAGTTCATACCGCTGTCGGTTCTGATGACCACGTTGTTAATGGCGCAGTTGCACTGAACGGTACTACCATCACAGTAGACGGGGTTCAGACTACTGACGGTACTGCTGGTGATATCTTGCAATTCAGTGGAGACACTACTCGCAACTATATCCTGCATACTCACGCAGCTTCAGCAACCATGACTATCGGTACTCCTGGTGCTCAGGTAGCTATTGCAGACAATGAGACTATTGCGGTGGGTGCTAGCTACACTCCAAACGTACTATTCCATCAGTCAGCTGTAGAGCTTGCGATTCGTGCGCCAGCCACTCCAGACGGTGATGCTGCTAG